TCTTCAATAATATCTTCTTGCATAACTTCTCCTTCTGCTTCCTCACCTGCGTACCACGCAAATAGGTGATGAACTGCGGCGATTAGGTGAGAGAGCGAGGATTCTTCATTAGAACCTTCGCCCATTTCTTCTGCTTCAATAGCGATAAGTTCTGCCAACGCTTGTCTTGCAGAGTCGTATGTTTGCTTATCAAACTTAACAAGGTCGCCACCAACATAAGCCTTAGATAATTCAATTACCTCATTGGCTAGTATGGTCATGGCTTCCCTTTCGGTTATGTCTGATAATTCTATGCTATCTACCGCCTTCTCTGTTTTCTTTTTGTAAGTTCCGCCGCGCTTCTTGTATTCGCGGACCACCCAAGCATTTGCTACCGCAGATGGGTAAACATCAAATTTTTGCTTAGCCTCACTCACAACGCGGCTGTATAATTCTTTGTCCGCAGGCTGAGATTTGCCTCCACCGCGTAACATATTTTCGTAATTAGGCTTCTTTTCTTCCTTCTCAATTAGTTCTTCTACCTTAGACATTTCGCTTTCACCCTCTGCGGATTTAGCAAGAACCAACTGGCAGTTAGGGTTAGCGGGTCTATCAACCAGGCTTACCTCAACAATTTTCCCATCAATGATGCGACCATTAGCCGCTTTTTGGTCACGCACAACGCGTGGGTTTTTAATTCCGATTGAAAAACCTTTAAGAACTCCTGTATCAACCTTTTTTACAGAAACAGGGTCCACAACTAACGCATGTATGTAATGTCCGTCTGCACGCTTTTCGTATTCTTTGGCTACGCCTGCGGCTATGTTACTGTGTTGCTCGCGGATATTTCCGCCTGTCTTGAACCATTCAGGCATTGCATTATCTAGCCATACAGGGTCACAAATTTGTTGGTCAATGTCTAATGTGTCATCGGTAGCCTTGCCATAAACCAATAAAGTGCCATCGGCATTTTTGTCCGCTTTAATTATGTTAAAGAAAGCCGTTGTTAAATTAGTCATTGATGCTTTGTCCTTTTTCTTTTCTCGTTTAGCGATTGAGTTAGCCCATGATTTTCCTGCATCGCCGCCCCAAAGGAGCCATGCGATATAACCCGCAGAATCAACACCCCAACCCTCGCCTTTCTTATCTACCTCGTGGCGGGCAAAATAAGAAACCATGCGATTGACCGTTGATAATGATATTGCTTTTCCGTTTGAGAGGTCACGCGCGCGAGCCACTCCGACAGCCGTACCGCCCCGCCCATGTTTTTCACGCAGTTTCAAACCACGCTTTGCGTTGTTCCTTACTGCTTGTGGGGGTACAAAACCATCAGCCATTTAATCCTCATCTTCTGTAACAGAAAACTTTGGTGTAACTGTACCTAATTTATCTATGGCTTTGCGCCGTTTATCCAATTCAATCTTTGCTTCAGGACTTCCAAACTCAGCCGCTTCTGCCACGGTCTGTAATGTTTGGTCAGCCCAATCAATGTTATCTGTACAGTCTTGATTTTTTATCATTCGCCTCTCCTTACTTTCTTTGCTGAATCTGTTAGATATTTGCTTTGTATGTTCTTGGAATCAGTCAGCCATGAACGATATGGTTGTTTCATAGATTCTAAATTTTCCGATTTGCGTATTTCTGTAATCAATTGCTTTAAGTAAACCTGATTGAGCATAAGGTGCAATTGCCCAAGGCGGCGCGATATTTCTACTTCAGTCATGGCATCTCCTTCACTATTACTGCGGTACGGTTAAGAACAATGTAATAATCAGCATCAACAGCCTGCGCCGTAGGGTCCATAAAATTAACTTTAGGGTTAGTAATTTTTATAGCATCATAACCCAAAGAGGCGGCTATTGCAGATGGGTCCTCATAATAATCTTGAGGGTAATCGTAAAGTTTTGTGCGATTTGCTCGTGTGTAATCATTTATTTCTTCTATTGTAATTATTTTTGCTCTTGGGTCTAGGGTTGCCTCCACAATTTTGCCGTGGGGAATTGGGTTGCCGTTGCGGTCCTCTTTTGCAAACTTTTCTCCCACACTGCGTTTATTGCCAAAGTAAGTGCCATCACCAAACATGCCTTTACCCACAAATGGCGTAGTACCACTTAGGTACTGAGTAATGTAATCATCTACTTGCCCTGGAGTTGTTCCTGCAATACCCCTAAAAAGAGGGATAGACCCTTGTTCCACATATTTTTGAAATTCTTGTGCGCTCACTACGCGAGGTAAACCGTTGTAACCCTGTTCTTGCAAGATATTTCTTAGGAATAGATTTTGTCCATCGCGGTTATATGAACCAAAATCAATAGTGCCTTTTGCGTTCATGCCGTACATATCTATAAGGGTGTCATTTGTCCAATAATCTTGAGTTTTCTTTGCCGTCACATAGTTTCCAGGTGTTTTCGCAGAAGGTTCTGCAACGCCAAATGCAGGACCACTTGCGGATACGCCCCTTGGTTTATTCCAACCAAATTCTTTTGCCATAGCAATAACCAAAGGATTATTAGTCGTGCCTTTTGTTAAAACATATTCGGCATACATTTCTGCATAGAATTCTTTTGTATTTTTATTAGAATAACCCGATACAACCGCTTCAGGCACATTTGCATATTCTTTTTTAAGTTCTTCAATACGCTTTTTCGTTATAGCACTTTGAATAGAGGTTCCTAAGTCAAATGAGCCACCTGTGTCAATAGTATGACCCCATTCATGAGTAAGGGTATATTGTCTATGCGGTACTTTTGCTATGACTGGCATCTTGAACCCAAGTTCTGCAATCAAAGGATTATCGCTATTGACTAAAGAAGGTTTAAGCCAAATCTTTGCATCTCCCAAAATAGCACTACCGTAAGCATTGCCGCGTTCGCTTGCCACAATAATTGTCATTTCACTTTTTGGCGCAATGGTTTGTAATTCTTCTACTTCTTCAAGTAATTTTTTCCGCGTCTTTTCTTTCACTTTCTTGCCTGTAGAAAAAAATTGCACCGTTACTGGTCCATTTGTATAAACAATACCGCCGTCTAACAAAGCCAAATCTGCTTTATTTATGCGTTTTGTACTAATAAAATATTCTATGCGCTCTCGCGTGTTACTTGTTCTTGCCATATAACTAATAATTATTTCCTCGCGTATTTCATCGGGCGATAAAGTACGCCACTGACCAGGCACAAGCGGTGTTTCTTTTCGGCGCTGTGTTGCCTGTAATTGTGCAGTAATTGCTTCTTGCGCTGTTACAGGTTTGGTAGTAGGGGGCGTAAATGGTTGCGTTGATATAGGCGGTGTAATAATTTGACCACCAGGTACAACTTGTTCTTCTTCAAATCCAGGAATAACAGGTGCAAGAGCGCATCGGCAATGAGGGTGTGCGGGTGGTTGTAAATCACCTGACGGAAAAAGTCTGCCTATGTTTACTATTACATTTGCGTTTTTAGCGCATATTGCGCAAGGTTGAAATACTAACCATTGCTGTTGTTGTAATCCCGCCTCTTTGTATCGGTTTACAGTTGCTTGCGATATAGCGCGGTTCTGTTCAGTGATTGCAATACTCAAAGCGCGAGCAGGGCTTGCCACATGATTAGCAATAAGTTTGGCAGATTGTTTGGCATCTAATCCAAGATGTATAGCCTCGCCTATAGCATTTCCTATATCCGTTAAAGTCGTATCTGAAAACCCTTTAAATGTGATGCCTTGCGATTGGAGCAATTGTTGAAACGCGCGAGGTGGTTTAAGTAATAAAGCCGCTACTGCATCACCTGGTTTCCATTTAGACCAATCAACAATTCCTTGTGCTTCTGCTTTTTGCGCTTCTTTGGCTTCCAGCAATGCTTCTCTTGCGGCAGTATCTCCCAGTGCGTAACCTTGCGCCCATATTCTTGTTAATACTTCTTTTAAAGGTTCTAGGTTTGGGCGAATATTTACAATCGCCCATGCTCTTGCACGCAACCTTTGTTGGGGTAAAGATAAATTCTTATCAGGCATTGTTTTTGCATAGCCTTGAAAAGCGCGTTCTGCGTCAAATTGTTGGCGTAAGGCGGCTCTGATGAGTAATGCGTTTCTAGCCGCTAAACGCGCATCTGCCTCTAATGCGCGCTCCCATGTCATGTTAAATACGCTTTAGCGAGCGCTCTTGCAGTATCTAAATCACCGTCAAATGCACAACGATTAAGCGCATCACCAACAATCGGGTCTAGGCTTTTGAATTCAAATAGTCGTGCGCGTTTTCCTTTAGAAGCCCATTTCATAAATGATTTTACTTCAGCCCTAGTTTCTGCATCAACTTCTTCTTCCACTTCTGACGCTTCTTCAGGCGAGATTTCTTCAGGCTTCTCATCAACGGTATTAGGAGTAGTGGGTGTGGTCGGTGTGGCATCAGGACCCTCCAAGGTTGGTGCAGATATAACTTCTTTTGCGTTAATAATTCCTTGTGATGAGAATAAAAATATGTCTGAGCCCGCTACAAGCAAAGGCATATCTGCTTGTGGAGTATCTAATAAAGGCAGACCAAGTTCAGAGCGTCTTTCATTTATTGTTTTACCTGCGCCCTTTATTTCAATATCCGCCTTCCTTGCGCTTGATTCATTATCTAAGCGCTTGCTAGTCATGAGGCGGAACTCAAGTTCACGCGGCATGCCTAGATATGTGTAAGAAAGATTAGAAACCATCTTGCTAATCCATGCGGCAATAGGACCAACGCCTATCGCTTCTGAATTTTCGGAGCGTGCTTCTTCAAAACCTTTACCGCCTAATCCACCCTTAGGGGCAAAACCAATTTCTGATGGCATAACGCCAAAGTGTCCGCAGATAGAAGTAATTAAATAATCATCTAAAGTATCTTTGAATTTCTCGCCATAGCCATCATTAACAACAGGAGTTAGACCCTTAGGAAGTAAGCGAGCGCGTTTGCGTTGCTCTGTCTGTCCTGCAAGGTCATCATTTAATATGTTTTCATAGGCTCTAAGTAGGTCAGGGTTATTTCCCCAGTCCTCATCAGTGGTAAACATCAACTCAGGAAGTACGCCGTCTGTGTATTCGGCTCTTAGCCACTGTTGCCTTCTTAAATAAATATCTGCCAACGGTAAAGAGCGCTCTACTGGACTAAATCCATAAACGCTAATGCTTCTACGGTTACGGACCATGTAAGCGAGTTGGTCGCTGGTAAATTCACCGTCTGCCTTTGGGTCCTCATCTGTTGCAGAAAATTCAGAGCGTGGGAACCCGTAAAGAATTTGCTGATATGCCGCATTTGGTGGCATTGGTCGCATACCGCGGTCATCAATCAAAGGTTTAATTGTTGAACCATCAAGAATTTGGAAACCATAAAGTTCGCCGCCTACTGTTGGTTGCGGATATACAGCCCAACCATCAATTACGAGAATGTCCTCAAGAGCAATGTTTAACCAATCGTTCCAAATGAGGCCGTTTGCTTTGTCAGGTGTTTCCCAAAATGTACGGAGGCGGTTAATTTCTTCTGTGTACTTCTCGCGTGCGCGTGCCATTGCGCGTACATGGTCGCCGCCTGATTCTGCGGAAATCTTTTCAGAGGCATCGTTTCCTAAAACAATATCCCATTCAAGTCCGCTCATTTTATTCTTAGTTACTTCTAAGCATCGGCGAAGAATATCTATGCTGTCAGCCGCGGCTCGTAATGTCTTAAAAGGAACCAGGCGTGTTTCAGTTACATTGATGTTTTGCGCTACTTGATATTCATAGCGGCGTGGTTGTGGTCGCCCATTGTCTTGCAGGGGATTGATTGCCCCTGGAGTAATAGGTAATCCTGGACCAAAAGGAACTTGTGCGCTAAATGGTGCGCGTGGCAATGCTATTGAGTTGCCATAAGTCTGACGCATCGTTAGCGCATCTGCTTGGTTGCGCATTTCTGATTCGGACATGGTGACAGAGCCCGCGGGCAATCGTGGCGCTTTTTCTATGTCGCCAGTCGCTATTGCTCTTGCGATACGGTCACGCAGACCCATGTGTATCTCCTTTTAGCCCCTTGTACTGCGGGCGGTTATTAGGCGTGTACTACGACTCTGTATTGATTGCTTGTTGGAGCAACAGAGAATAGGAGAGTTATAGCAGTTGTGCTTGTATGTTGCACATCGCAAACAACTTCAGCGTATGGGCTTGAATTATCATATACAGAAACAATCACATCTTTTGTACCAAGGTTATGACTGATTGTGTAGGAGGTTGCTACGCCATCGCCAACATTTGCGGCGTATTTGCGTACAACAATCGCTGTATCAATCTCAAAACCTGAAGCACCAACAGTTAAACCGCCGTTTGATACCGCAACGCCTGAGAAGTCAGAGCCAACAAGTTGAACACCATTGCTTGCTGTGTAAGTACCTGCACCTGAGAACTGTTGCCAAACAATTGCTGTTGTGCCAATGGTTACGCCAGTTGCGGTTTGTACCCAACCAGTGTTATCCCATGTAGTACCGCTGGTTACAAAGGTAAAATCTCCGCCATCAACTTCTGCGGAAGTGTCCATATCTGTAGCACGAGTAAGTACCCAGTTTGTTGATACTGAACCTGTGTCAGTTACAGTGTAAATACCATTTTGTAAACCACTTGTTTGATTCTTAACAAGTACGCGGTCTGTTGCAGAGAGCGTTACGCCGTCAATAACTAATGCCGCTTGTGAGCCGTTATTTGTAAGCGTTGCGCCTACGCCTGATGTTCCATTGCTGTATGTGGCTACAAGATTTACAGTTGTTGCCGCAACAACAGATGGGTGAATATGCAAACCTTCAGCAACAGAATCAACATAGCCTTTGGTTGCGGCATCTGTTGATGTAGTTGGTGTTGCAAGGCTTGTGATTTTGTAGTTGTTAAATGAAACATCTGCCAAAGGAACAGCAAGGGCTGAAAGATTGATTGCACTATGTGCAGTATTGTCGTGGGCTGGTGTTCCGTGTTCGTGGTCAGCGCGTGCTACGGAAGTAGAAGTTCCATTTGCACTTGATGCACCAAAAGTTGTTTGTGCTTGAACATTGCCAAATGCAGGCATTGCGTGTGCGTGGTCATCACGGGCAGGAGCAGTGCCAGTTCCAACAGCACCAGCGCCACCAATCGCTAGAGCGGTAGGTGTTGCATTGGTTAATGATGGAGTTCCGTGTGTGTGGTCAGAGCGTGAATATGTGTTTGCGCTTCCACTACCACTTGATGCGCCATAAGAAGTCTGTGCTGTTACAGAACCAAAGTTAGAAACCTGTGACCAAGCGGTGCCTGAATCAAAGTACATAATTTGCTGGTCGGTTGCAAAATACAAACGGCCCGCAGTACTTGCGGCAGGGCGAGAAGCAAAATCACCAAAAAGAACTTCTGATTCATTTAGAACAGATACCCAACCTGCTCCGTCATAATAATAAAGTTCGCCATCACCAGTATTAAAATAAATCTGACCAGCAAGAGGCGAATTAGGTGCAGTACCTAGATTCTGAATGACTGCATTTTGCAATTCATTCTTGTTGAGGTCAATACTTACAAGAAATTTACGCGCCATTTTATGCTCCTAAATTACATACGCAGTGCCAGTGAAAGCACTTGTAAAGGTTATCACCATTTGGTTTTTACTGGGGTAAGAAAATGTGCCTTCACACTGCGTACCCGCACTGTCTAAAACAACAGCCGTTGGTTCGCCATTGAGATTATGATTTATGGTCCACACAGCGCTTGCTACTGCTTGTGTATGAACATAAAAGATTTGCGCTGAAGCAGATACGCCTTGAGGTCCTGGTGCTGTAATCTCAACAATAGGGATTACTGGTTTGATAATTATTGCGTCATCAGCCATTAGCGCGTTACCTCAGGTGTCACTACAACTTGTCCTTGGGCTAGTCGGGTAACTATCCCTGTTCCTGATGTTATCTCAATATCATAATAATAAGTGCCTTCATCAATCGCTCTCGTTTGAGCGGCTGTTGCATGCACTGCGAATTCACCCGTTGTTCCTGTCACCGTGATTTGATTTGCGGCAGAAGTCAAAGTTAAAACTGCGGTTGGGTCAGATGGAAGCGAGCGCAACTGTAATTCTGCGCTATATCCAAGGACAATCACAGGCGCCGTAGCAAGACCACCTGAGATGTATGTTCCTGTTGCCGCGTTTGTTACAGTGAACTGCGTTGGAGTCGCTGTTGCTATTGTGACATTTTGCAGGTCATAAATAAACGGAATCACACCATCAATGCTTACTACTTGACCTGGTGCAAATCCGTTATTTGCAGTGAAGGTAACCGTTGTGCCGTTGCCGACAATGTTGGTGATTGTGGCTGGTTGTTTGTAAATAAAATTTATGTACCAATCAGCGCCTTGGTCAATCGTTGTATTGTAAGTAACAGCCATTATGCTCCCACCGCCTGAGTTGGTGCAATCATAGCGCTTCCGCATTTGGGGCAAAGGCTCATTGATTTAGGGAACGGTAGAGCGCACTTAGCGCAGAAATTAGCAATGCTATTGAAGTAATGACTGACGCTAGATTTTCCAAGCAAGTCGCTAAATGCTTGAACCATTGCATCAAGTCTGTCAGGTGAGTCCGCATCTTGAGGTGTCCATATCGTCATTTGGTCCTCTAATTGTGGGAAGTTACCGACATGATGCACACGACCTTGTTCATACATAGCCGCTACTGGTTCTGCCCGTAATTTTTTACCAACATGGGCTCTAATCTCTCTTATCGGTAATGTATTGCGTACCTGTTTTAGAACTGCACTGACCATATCTCCGCCTTGATTAACTTCAACCAGTAATGAATCTGCCTTATACTGGTCAAATAGTTCTACTGCTCGTTTAGCCCATTCCAGCGGTGAGCCTTTTATTGTTCCGTCATAAAGCACATAGCCGTGTCCGCCTGTATCGCAACCAGCAACGATAATTCCTGTTTCATCACTTGTTTGTGTGTTAGTTACAGCGGGGTCAATGCTTACAACTATTCGGCTCATAGGTGGTTGTGTAGATACGCGGTTTCTATCAATCAAGTTTCTTGTCCATAATGCACCCTCTTGGTCCTCCAGGATTTCGCCAT